TCGTCTGTGTATCCTATTCCTTTAGTTCCAAAAGCACCATTTTTAACATAATGTAAAGCATCTTTAGCTAAATTTTTAGCTACTATATCTTTAATATCATCTACAGTTTTACTTTGGTTTTTTGGATCTTTAATTTCAGTATAATATCCTTCTAGAAAAGCATAACTATAGATGTTATCAATTTTTTTAGTATCAGTATAATCATAACCTCTGATTTTCATGTCTGATACTTCTTTTGTTGTTTCTTTTTCTATAGCTTTAGCAGCTTCAGTAATATTTTCATTAAAGATTTTAATCCAATCTTGATTAGCTCCTTTAGTTACCACAACACCCAAAGATTCACTAAGAACACTTTTCTTTTTCAAAGTGTTAACAGTGTTATCAAATGTACTATATTGGTTTACATATTGAGGAAATAAAGTACGAGCTTGTTTTAAGAAGTGCTCTTTACTAATTTTTCCTTCTTTAACTAAAAGATATTGATTTTGTAATGATTTCATTGTCTTATTATTTTAATAATATAAGAATACAGGAGCGCTACTAACGGCTAAACTACAAGAAGTTATAACTAATTCTAATTTAGTACCTGGTGTTAAATTAAAAACAGTAGATATAGTAGCTTCAATAGGGTAACCAGAAGCATTAGTACCATTAATATATTTTAAACCAGTTATTTGAGATCCTGAGGTTGTTAGTATTGATCCTGTAGATAAAGCTAATAACCCACCAAATGATCCTGTTATAGAATTTCCTTGAGTTAATATTGTTCCACCTGTATTTATAGGTACATTTATTGCCATTTTCTTATTTTTTAAATATTATTATTAAATCATCAATATAATCATTAGCTAAATCTGTACCATACACAATTTCATAACTCGGTTTTTGTTGGTATGCTGTTATAGTATCTTGTTTAGCTCTTTGCATTAAAGGTATTAAAACATTTAATTTTTTCTCTAAAGTATTAAACCCATTAATTCTACCCTTAATAAATTCTTTTAATTTAGGATCTTGGGTTTGAACACTATCTAAGTAGTTATCTACATTAAAATCAGACTCATTTAATATTTCAGTCCATAGATTTTTAACTTCAATACCTTTAGCTTGTTTATTTAATGCTTTTCGATTAACTGGTTTGTAACCAAGTTTATAATAGTATATATTCTTAGTACCTTTAGCATTAGTATTTTTATTAAAAGCAAAGGGAGTAGCATAATTCTCACTAGATCCTGGAGAAAAACTAGCTCCAGTACCAGTCATTGATACTTCTTTGATTTTATTATTCAATTTATATTGATACTTAGCCATGTACTTTAGTTAATTCTTCCAAAAGTTCATAATATTGTAACAAATTAACTAAATCATCATTTTTTATTTTATGATTTTTATCCATTAAAGGTAAAATACTAATGACTTCATTAATTTTAATTTGTACTGCTTTATCTGTAACTTTTTTATTAACAACTAATAAACTTTTTTTAATCTCATTTACTTTAGTATTATAAAAATCTTTTAATTTAGGTTCACTATCAACACTATTAATAAATTCTTTTAATACTACTTTTTGGTTATCATTTAAATTAACATACTTACTGTTAAATTTTTCTAACATCATTTTATAAGCTAAATTTCTTATATCATGATCATAGGTTTCAAACTCATTCAATACATTATCTTTAACAATCTGTTCATCTACTTTAGATGATGTTAAAAATTCCAATAATATTAATTTATTATCAATTATATTATCTGGATGTTTGAATAGTTCGTTATTGTATGTTTCTATTAAAGAATATAAAGCTGCTTGAGCTCTATAATTAGGAAGTTTAATTTTAAAAAATTCTTCCAAATCATAATTTTCTTTAATTTCTTTGATTAAGTTATACTTTTGTCTTTTTAAAGTAGATCTATTTAAAGTCTTAGAACTTTCTACAATAGTACTAATGACAATTTCAGCTTTAGACTCACTTAATTTTGTTTTTTTAAACAAAGTTTCATACAACTTATATTCTTTACCTAACTCAGTTTTGACAAAATATTTTTTTAATATATTAGCCGCTTTGGGAGTTTTTCCAGATAAAGTATCAGCAGTAATTTGTCTTACTAATAATTCAAACAAAATGCCTGTATTCTTATATTTTGAGTGTTTAACTGTCATCAATTTGCAGTTTTATTATAAATATATATAGATTCTTATTCTTTAATTTTAGATTCATCTAACAATGATTCTTTTTTCTCTTCTTTCTTAAAGAGGATTTGTTTCTTAGCCTCTTCAAGTAAAGTTTTGTTTTTTAAGAATTCAGTTTTAGTTGCTTCCATAGCTAATGGTGATCCACCTTTAAATGATGATTTTAAACCGGGTTGATCATCACGTTTCATATCAGCAACACCTAATCTATCTCTACCTAAAGGATCATTTTGTGTGTTAATATTACTAGCTTTTTCTTGAGGTCTACCTAATTTAATATCTTCACCATATCCATCAGGCACATTTTCTGAATTAGAAGAATATCTTCCTTTACCATATAAATAAGCTAAATCATGTGGTGTACCATATGAACGACCTGATTCTGCTGGATCATTACCTTCATTTTCAATTTGTTTGATTCTGAATGCTCGTTTTTGGTCTTGGATAACTAAATCTCTATACTCATCATATTGATCTTCACTTAAGTGGAATATATTATCATATATCCAATCAGATGGTAGTATCTTTTTATCTAAGATATTTCCAGCTAAATCTACTTTTTCCTTTAATAAAGCAATACGTTCTTGATCATAAATGATTGAAGGTGTAGTCATTGATAATTCAAAATTAGTCAAATTATCTCCATCATAACCCTGAACATATAAGTGAATCAAAGCTATTTTGTATAATTCAGATAATATGATTCTTTGAATCCTATCAATAGTACGAGCAAATCTAATATCTTCAGCAGCTAATGTTGCTTTACCTTGTAAGTTTTCATCATAACCCATAAAGGCTTTAGGTACTTTTAAGGCTGCGAATAATTTATCTCTTAAATAATTAACGTCTTGAATACCATCATAATTTAATCCTGCTGCTGTATCAATTTTAGTTGAGGCATCATTACCACGAACTGGAATGTAATAATCTTCTAACATGTTTTGCATGTTATATTTTAAGTTATATTCACCAGTTTGTTGATCTACTAATGGAGTACGTTTCATTGTAGAAATTGTTTTCTGCATGAAATTCTCTACTTCATTAGGTGGGATAGATCCAACATTAATATAGAAAACACGACGGTCTGGAGCTCTTACAATACGATGAATTAACATCGCATCTTCCATTAATGTATATTGTTTAAATAATTTACGAGCTGGTTCAATATATGAACGTCCGTATGGTAAAAAGTTCACATCAGTTAATAAACGGAAGTGAGCCATTTCATAATTATCAAAATATATACCTGTATCTTTACCAAATGATTTATTAACACCAAAATAACCATCACCACCAATTAAACCATCAGGAGAAAATCTAAATCTTACTGATGTTGGATGATCTTTATCATATGCTTCTTGTCTTTCAATATGATAAGCAGTAAATGGAATAACATTATAAATTCCAAACTTCTCAGCAATTTCTAATTTTAAGAAAAAGTCACCATACTTACACATTTGGCGAATCCATGACCATAAATTGAATTCAATATTCAATACATCATAGAATAAATTGTATAAAATTTTCTGGATATCTTCATCACTACTTCTAATTTGAAGTACTTCACCCATATCATTCTTTAAAGTACATTCATCAGCTATAATATCTAAAGCAGAAGCTACAATAGCATCTGTATCCATAGCATCATAATCTGAGTATATAGTTGGACGTAAATATCTATAGTTAGCGTTAAATTGCTGTCCTAAAAGTGATGTAGTGTTTGCTGAATATATTCTATTATATCTATCAATTAGAGCGTTTGTTTCAAACTCACCACTAGTTTGAATTTGATTACTATCAATTACTGTTAAATTATTACCACCAGCGTTTCTTATAATAACATCTGTTGAAAATAATCTTTGTAGTCTAGTAAATAAGCTTGTATTTGCCATTTTTTATATCTTTATATACGAATAAATATTAATTTTATAATAACCAATTTATACTTTCAAAATTTCCCTTACCATCATTAATCTGGAATGGGTTTTGAGCTCCATTGGATGTGTATCCTCCTCTAGCTGTTGACATATTATTTAATGTTGCCCTAGTTAAGTCTAAACTTTGTTGTTGAAATTTTAATGATGTGTCTCTTAAATACATTCCTATACCAAAACTCATAACTAAATCATCATTATATCCACTTTGAGCTTCTGGTCTACCATTTTTCCATACAAACACTTTCATCTCCTCTAATAAACGTTTAGATTGTATAGTAACACTTCTGTCACCAATGTATTCTCTAAATTTATTAATAACTAAAGGACGTGTTCTCATAGACATAGTAAAACCTGGTGTCATTCCTGTTTGTGTTTCATATCGTTGAAGATACGACTCAGCTGTTGGGGTATCACTCTTAGGTGAGTAATAGAAATTTCTATATCCTCTTTCCATAATAGCATCAATTGTTGCCCAACCTATATTAGCGTTTTCAACAGCTAATAAAGCATTATTATATTCAGTAGCTAAACCACATAGAAAATAACCAAAATCTTTTGGTGGAAGTTGTCCTCTATATTCAGCTACTTGTGTATTTGTAGCAATATCAATAACATGACATGCTGAAAAGTCTTTCCCGTCTCCTCTAGCTACGTCAGCTACAATCATATATTCTCTACTATAATCAGCTGGATTCCATATCCATAAATTTTGATCAACTCCTCTTCTTTCTAAAGGATCTTTAATAGTAGTTGTTGAAATAAAATCTAACCATTCATTATAGAAAACAACATCACCTGATGTACTAAAATCACAATCACATTCTTGAGCTGCTATTCTAGGATCACCTAATAATTCATCTTGTCTTTTTCTCCAGTTTTCATCTCGTTCTGGATGTACAAACCAAGGTAATTTAATTGGTAGAAAATCATTATCCGCTGATTCAGCTGATACCCATGTTTTATGAAACCAGTTACCAGTACCATATGGTGTTGATAATACTATAGCTCCACCACCAGTTGCTAAGGTTTGTTGAGCAGAAGCCCAAATCTCTCCAATACCTTCAATAAATGCTGCCTCATCGACTATCAACATTGATACTGCTTCTGATCGACCTGCATCACTACTTGCTGATGTTGCTTTAATTTGAGATCCGTTATTTAACCTTAATGATAATTTATTGTTTTCTTCAGCTCCTATTTTTAACCACGATGGTAAATTGTCAAACATAAACTTGACTTTAGTTACCATGTTTCGAGCTGTTTCCTGTTTAGTAGCAATACAAAGTACGTTTTTATCTTTATGGAATAACATTAACCATAAAGAATAACCAGCAGCTAATGTTGATATACCTAACTGTCTTGATTTTAAAACTATAGAATATGGATTATCTCTCCATAATCTTAATACTTTTTCCTGAAATGGATATAAATTGAATATAACTCTACCACGTTGTGGGTGTTGAATATTACAATATTTTTTCATGAAGTGTGCTGGGTCTTGAGCACATTTCAAATATTCCTCTCTTATTATTTGTCTTAAATCTTGACTCATAAAAATATTGATAATATTAATAAAGCAACACTAACAGCGGCTGAAATATTACGTTGATTCTT